GTTCCAGTATTTACCGGGTAAATACTGGAACTCGAAAATTATGTCGCAATTGTCGGGAGACGATTACCTTATGCTTTTGAATGCTGTGGGGGAATTTGACGAAAATTTTACGCGCGAGCCAATTCTTATCTTGCGGTAGAATCGGCTAAATTAACGGCGGCTTTAATGATTTGCGGTTTCAGTTTTGAAGAAGCGCAAAATATGCCTATACAAGAGGCGCAGGTAAGAGTTAAATCGTGGGCTGAATTAAAGGGCGGGTAGGTCTTTCGCTTATAGGAACAAACATCGCTGCAACACAAACCGCAAGCATAAAAATGAAACCTGCAGGGCTCGCTTCAAACAAGGCGCGGACAAGTGTAAGCATAAATAATATATGCGGTAAAAGAACTATCGCTACAATGGCGAGTAAGATGTAAAAAATCGTTTTCATAAGGAAAATATAATATGGCGGCAAACCCTTTGTCAATAGCAATGAGCATAAGTGCGAAAGATAATGCTTCCCCCGCTCTTAGAGAGTTGCAGAAAAATTTAGGCGGAGTATTGACAAAGACTGCCGCCCTTGCCGCAAGTTCCGTTGCCTTTGTGAAAATGGCGGGAGCGATTAGAAACAGCATTCTTCCCGCAAGCCAATTTAATAAAGAATTAATGCGGATTTCGCTGAGTGCCGAGGGAACTACAAAAAGAGTAAAAGAATTATACGATTCAATTTACGACAACGCACAACGAACGGGAATCGGCAGAGAAAATTTAGCGGCGGGATATTCACGGCTTACCACCGAGGGCTTGAAAGTCGAAGATATAAATTCAGTTATGAATGCCGTATCAAAAACTATGCTTGTAACAGGTGCAACATCTGAGCAGTTGGCAAGCAATGCGTTAATGGCACGCAGGTCTTTCGGAATAAATCTTGACGAAACAGGCGCGCAAGAACTTTTCGATAAAATACACCAAGCAAGCATTTCAGGCACGGCAGGATTTAACGACCTTTCAATGATTTTGCAGAAAGTCGGAACTTCCGCCAACCGCGCAAATATCGGACTTGAAGAAACTTTGGCACTCACACAAGGGCTTGCATCGTCAGGCGAAAGCGCAGAAGTTGTCGCGACAATGAATAAATCAATGATGCGTTTATTTAACGACCCGAAACTAAGAAGAACGATTGAGCGAAGGGCAGGCGTTCAATTTTTCGACAGAGAAACAGGCGAGCGAAATAGCGTTATTGACATTTTCGGACAAATTCAAAACGCATATATGTCAAAAGAAACGGACAGAGAACGCTCGCGTCTATTCGACACAGTTTTTGATGGCGTTGATGCGCGGACAAAAAATGCGCTTTACTCCATAATATCCGACGGCGCAAGTGTCAATAATATGCGCACTATGTATGAAAGTATTTCAAAAGCAAACGGCGTAGTAGCAAGAGATGCGGAAGAGTTTCAAAGAAATTACGCGACTCAATCAGCAATATTAGCGCAAACTTTAAGACGAGCGAGAGAAAGCGCAGGAAAGAGCGTGGGCGATTTGCTTGTTGCTCCGCTTGAAATGATAAATAAAACACTCGGAACAGGCGATTATGGGAATGTTTTATTAGGCACAACTGCGGGAATGGGATTATTGGCAGGCGGACTTGCTTTGGGCGGATTGGGTAAAATCGGAAAATTAGCAGGCGGACTTGGTAAAGCGGCTGTCGGAAGTCAAGTCGCCGAAAAGTTAGGCGTAACTTCTGTTTTCGTTACCAATATGCCGCCTGTAATGCAAGGCATTAATAAATTACCAGGTGCTTTAAGTAAAGTTTCGGTCGGTCTTAATTTAGCGGCGGCGGGTGCGCTTGGCTGGTCGATAGGAACCGCATTAAACGAGCACATGAAGCAAAACCCTGATGGATTCGCTAATCGTTTTACCGACAGCGTGATTGAAGATATTATGAATTTGGTTTCGCCGAGACACAGAGAAATGAGACGAGAAGAGCGCAATGAAGAACGCAGACGAAATTATGCAAGTTTGAGAAGTTTCGACAATACAGAAATTTACGGCACTGAAGAAGAAAATCGAAAATTGCGGGAAAGTTTGGAGTTTAGCGATGACGAATTTTCATTCGCTAAAATGCCGAGCATTGACAACAATATAAGTGTCAGCGTTTTTATGGACAAAAACGGGCGATTGATTGACCAAAGAGTTTTAGAACAAAGGGAATATTCAGACAGGCGAGAATTTGCGGTTTTAGATAGGTAAAATGAAAAAACGGGAATTTATGCGAGATAAAGGCTAAACGAAAAATTAAACAGGGTTAAACGAGAATTAAACGGGGTATAAACAAATGAGTGTTGTAAAAGTTTTGGTTGACGGTCAAGTTTTTGACAATTTTGAGCAAATGCGGATTTATTCGGATTTGTATTCGCTCGCCGATACTTTTTCGTTTGCGGGTGTTATCGCTCCCGCTTCGACAGGCTCAGCGACCGTAGTGAATGTTAAATGCGGACAAACTTGCAGAATTTCAATTGACGGGAAAATCGTAATGCGCGGATATATTACCGACACACGCTTTTCAACGGGAGAGCACGGCACAAGTTTTGATTTTTCGGGCGTTGATATTTGCGGATATTTAAGCAGATTTACAATTGCCGATATTGTCGAATGGGATTTTTGCACAGCGCAAATGATAATCACGGAACTCAAAAAGCAAATCCCTTTTATGAGCAATGTTTCAATAATCGGGCTTGAAAATCTTTCGGAAATGGAAGATGTAATGATTTTTACGGGACAGCAGGTAAGCACGGTTTTAAATATGATTGCCGACAAAACAAATTCGATTTTTTACGCGCTTCCAAACGGCACAATAAGATTCGGACGAAAAGCAAGAGGCGGCTCACATCACAGAATTGCGGTCGGAAGAGCCGGCATTAAAAACGCGACACTTACAAAAAGTATTCAAGATGTCGTAAATAAAATAGTGTATAAGTGCGAGGATATTTACGGCGATGTTGACGAGCAAAGTGTTGATGTAAGGGGTGTTCCGCCTTTGAATATAACGGAATATTCGCGAGTTTTCGCGGAATCAGACGAATTGCTCGGACTTGCGCAAAAACAAGCAAACGATGTTGTAAGCAAATATACGCAGTTGAGCGTTGAGTATGCAGGATTTACGGACTCAAACGGTAATGTTTGGGAAATAAACAAGGGTGTTGCTTTCAGCGACTTAACAAACAGCGGACTTGAAAACGGAACTTATGTAAGCGAAAGCGTTGAATTTTCAGATACACGAAACGAAGGGCAGGTTGCGACAATAAAAATGTCGCTTCCTGCGATTTATTAAGGAATAGTTATGCCCGGAAAAATGACAATACCAATGAATATAAGAATTGCGGGGATAAACTATCCTTGCGAATGTGTCGATGAACCTGAAGATTCGTTTCCAAAAAATATTGTCGAACACAAAATAATAGGCTACAACGGACCTAAACTTGAAGATACGGGACTTAACGCAAGAAAACTTAGTATTAAAACGATTTGGCGAAATGAAAATTATTCCGCTCACGAAAAATTTTTACAGGCATACATAAGAAATAAAAGCGAATTAATTATTACCCACCCCGTTTACGGCGATATTGTCGGAAGTATAAGTTCGGCAAAGGCTATAAACGCTCCGCGAGAAATAGATTGTGCACATATTTTAATTGAATTCACCGAATACGGCGAACCGCAACTGCATAATTCTTATTTGTTTTTGTATGGAAATATTGCCGCAAATGCGCCCGCGCTTGTAGATGACATTCTCGAACATTCAAACAGGCGGATAATGGGGCAGTTTTTAAATAAAATTGACTCTATGAAACAGGTAGTCGGACAGGTGTCGAGCAGAGTAAATTTAGCAACGGCAATGGCAAACACAGTTGTTGATGCCGCTTTGTTTCCCGCGACTATTCCGGGGCAATTTGTTGAAATGGCTGTGAGAGTTGTCGAAAGCGCGAACGATAATAAAGAAAAATTACTGCAAAGCCCCGTTGCGACAATGAATAGAATTCGTTTCGCTCTGCTTGCGCTTTGCAGAAATTTGGAAGAATTTTTTGAGCCGAGCGGCGGACGGATTATGGCAGATTTAATACGCAGTTATCAGTTGTTTAACGAGTGTTTAATGATTGCTATGCTTTGCGACAATGTATTAAGTAATCCGGGCAGAATACTTTTTGAAGACATTGAAACCTGCGTAAACAGTATGAGGAATTTCGCAAAAGAGATAATTGTCGCCGACCGCCCGGGAACAACAACGCTTGCACAGGCGGTAAACGAAACGACAAATCAATCGAAAGAAATAATGGCAAATTTAAGCCGTGAGCGTGTCGTAGAAATTTTGCAGGAAACAACAATTTTCAATGTTTTGCTTATGAATAGAATCCACAGGAGCAGAGCAGAACAAGTGTGCCGCAGAAATTGGATTGAAAACCCGAATAAAGTAAGAGGCAGAATTATTATTCCGCAGTCGGATTATTAAAAGAAAGGTTAAAAAAGATGGATTTTGATTTAACAAAGCAGAAAATTAAGAACGCTATTGAAAACGCCGACCAGCAAATAAGCACGGCTGTCGGAACGATAGTTGATTTGATAATAAGCGGTTGTGCCGTGCCTATTGCGGGACTTTACGGATATGCGGAAAGTATGAAAAGAGCGATTTTTGCCGACACTTGCTCGCCCGATGAACTCTTGCGCCATGCTGCCATAAAAGGCGTAGAAATCACCTCCGATATGACAACGGACGAAATAAGAAACGCGGTTTTACAAGCATACAGAGTTCCGCCGAGCAGCGCGGATTTTTGGAGTTGGCAGGATTTAATGAACGGACTTGTTAAAAATATGCCGGGAGTAAGTTATGCGGTTTTTGAAAACGATGAAGCGCGCGGACTCGGGAGCGTTGATGTTGTTTTGAGCTGGCAAGCCACAGCACAAAATTTAAGCGCAGTTTTGCAGGAAGCAAATGCGTTTCGTCCTTACGGACTTGCAGATTTGCAGTGCAGTATTGCCCAAAGATTTGAGGTTGAAATACAGATAATTTCGCGGGGAATCGGCGTAAACAACAATATGATAAGAAGCGAAATTTTGAATCAATACGGACAAAACGCAAAAGGACAGCCGGGAGCGAAAATATTTCAAAGCCGTATTGAAGCAATCGCAGTAAATTACGGCGCAAATAACGCAAAAATGCGCTGGCGTAAAGTCGGCACGGCAGAGTGGATTGACTCCGATGCAGGAGCGCAAAAAGTTTTTGAAAATCGAAGAAGTAAATATTATCAGGCAGTTGTAATAAACTGCTTCACAGAATAGAAAGGCGGAAATTATGGCAGATTTAACAGAAGAATACAAAGGTTTTACACTTAACAAAAGCCGATTACCCGGTTCAACAAAAGGAATCCGTGAGAATGAGAATTTCAAGAAATTGATAGACGCCGACGAAAAAATTCTTAAAATAATCGAAAACAGCGGCGGCGGTGTTAATGGGGATTGGTCAGCGAATAGAAATAGCAGAACATTATTAATGACTTTCAACGGTATCCACCCTGCTATGAATAGTGATGATGAAAATCAAATAAGAACTGATTTTGAGAAAATCCGTATTGGTTTATCAATGGATTATTTCCGAAGACATACGGAGCAGCTTTACGCCGTTTATTCAGGGCAAGATATAATACGAGACCACACAAAAGGCGAACAAATTGCTAAATTTATTGTAGGCGTTAAACTTACGGGCGGACAGTTCAATACTTCTTTTCTTGAACACGGAAGAGACAGTATGCAGGTATCTGTGGTAATCAGTAATTATAATCCTGAGACGGGTATAATAGGCGGAACATCGACAGGACAAATAACTCTTAGAAGAAGTTTTAACGACAATAACCCTGTCCACCCTACAAATAATTTTTACGGCGAATCGGAAATTACTCTTTGGAACTTAGTCCGCGGTGCGCATATTTATCTTACAATAGACAGAGACCAATTGAATGAGCAATGGATTGAGGGCGAACAAGAACTCACTTGGCAGTTTCATTTGTGGCACAGAGAAACCACATTGATACCGACATCGGGCAATGAGCCGAAAGAGCCTGAGATACCTGAAAATGCTGTTGAAATATTAGGCTTGCGATTTGATTTTGACGGCGTCCCTGTTTGGGGCGAATGGACAACATTTTTGAATATAAATTCATTAAGTTCTAATGCGTTTATACGAGAAATGTCATCATTACAACTTAACTCGTTTTTGCCGCACCCCACTCGGCAACTTATACAAGCACCTGCCACAAGAAGTAGAGCGGGACAAGTGTTATTTTATAACGGGGAGATTGATTTTACAGCACTTGTTATAGTGTATGCCTTTCAATTATCAGGGAAACGCGACCTTTTAACAGGAACGGGCGGAGGAACAGATTATACTGCAATGTGCAGAACTGTAATTGAAGTATTAATTGCTAATGTAGATGCTGATGGGAAAGTAATATCTTATGAAGACACAAATTCAGGTGTATTTTCATTAGCCAATGACACAGAAAGCGTATTTATTCAAGCAGAATCCAATATTTTTGATTGGGGCGGATTAAATGGAGTTAATTCTGAGGGGGCAAACTCTATTACCGCGGGGCAAACATTTTCCCCGCTTATAAGAAAAAATATTGGCAAGAAGTTGTTAATATTAAATGAAAATCAAGTGTTGGAAGTCAGACAATATTTAGAAAGAACAGATGGCGGTGTATTTCACAATGTATCGACGGTTAACAGCAGTATTACATTTTATGTAAGTGTTCCCCGACCTGCACCAGCAGGTTTACACGAACCTCTACGCAGAGCGTTCGTAAACTTTAATGATTCCGCTCCGGCATTAAATTGGGTGTCATCTGAGGTGTTTTTCAGGAATAATCCTATTTCATTAAATCCTGCAATTTTACACGGAATGCCTGCTCATTTCACTTCTACAAGCAGCGAATTACCGACCGAAAGGAATTTACCGCTTTCAAAAATATCTTTATCGGATTATGTTGCTACTTCGGGGCTTCATATAACGGAAGCACCTTTAACCACATTCAACACAAGAGATGTTATAAGCATTCACTGGAGGTTTAATAACAGTATAGATGTTATCGGTAGTAACAAAGCAATGCTTGTTGATATTAGAGTTGAAGTGTTTGTCTTTAATAAAGATACAGGTGTTGTAAATATTTCAACGGGAAAACCAAGTGTTTTAGGTAATGGTGTCCGTTGTATTGATTTCTTCGAACGGCAAAATTTCAGGATTGGAACGACCGCAACGGATAACATAGACGGTCAAATAACAATTCTTGAACAAATACCTATGGTTACACAACGAGATGGCTTAGCATTTATTGTGTATTTAAAAGAGCCGAGGGCAGTTGGAAACTCAAACCCTGTATCTATTGATGACATAGTATTCAGGACTAACAATTTATCATTCGCACAAATGAATCAAGAAAGACAATAGGAGGGAATTATGCACAATAAATTACAAGGGAATTTGTATAACGCTGTAAAAGTGCTGCGCAAAAACAAAGGTCTTTCAAATGAAAGCATAGAACTTATACTTGGAAAACCTACTTGGAACGGGACAGAGTGGGTTTGGGACAAAATCGAACTTTCTCAAAAACATTGGGTTCTTGAACAAGTAGAACGCGCGTTGCTTACCGCAGGACATTTTAGGGGAATCCTTTCTTCACAAACTCCGCAACAAGCAGTGGTAAATAATCCTGCTTATAATAATTTCTCTGAAGGAACTTTGTGGTATGTTGATACAACTACAAGTTTTATGCCGAATCTTGCAACGGGGACTTTTTGGAACTGTTATGTTAAGACCGCCAACGGTTGGAGCACAACGGCTAAAAAAACTTACGGAATCAAGCAAGGAAACTCTTCCCCGAAAGTCGAAGAACGAGTATTCGATATGTGGGTAAATCTGAATGAAGAAACTCCCGATAACACACAGGCACTTTATTATCGCTTAGGTTTTAAATGGAATAAGTTTTCGTTTAATACAGATATTGGTAATTCTGTAGGCGAAGAAACAATAAATGTCTCAGACGGTAAAGGCGGGTGGAAAGATACTTTATTTAAAATCACAGATGACGGTATTCGGTTAAATATGCGAATAGGGGAACATTTTTTTGAAATTACTCCATCACAATTAGAATTTTTTAAGTCTCCACCAAATCGTGAAGTTGTGGTTTTAAATCATACAGGAATGGTATTAGAAAGAGAAAATGAAATGCGTTTAGAAGCAAATGCAAGAAGAATTAGAGGAGAAATAGATAATTTTACCTATAGCATAGACGGATTTCAGATATACGGATATGACCCTGTAATGGAACGCTACTATCTTTTAAGTGGTTTTGGTTTAAATGGCGGTGGTGGGAATTTACATTTTTCACTTAACCCTCACGGCGTTGATGGACATAATTTTAATGGTAGTTTTTCGCTGACTTCTCGTCAAGCATTCGCAAGTGAAATGGACGATGATGATATTGAATTTATCGGCGAGAAATCATTTATTAATTTAGGGTTTCTTCAAAGATATGTCGAGAAAAACAGTCAAGGAGGCGGTGGCGGTATTGGAAGTGTCGCCTTTAATTCCCGCAGGAATTTTATATCACAATCACAAATGCCGCTTGGACCCGATTATGTTGCAATGGGCAACGGTTTTCAAGATGTTGCAATAGTCCAACAATACCGTCAATGTATTCCTATGAGAATAAGGCAAACATTTACACGATGTGATTGGGACTTTTCATTGAACGCTGTAGGTAGTGGTCTTGGTGCAGGACTACACGGGCGTATATGGCGCAATAGAAGCGGAACTTGGGTAGCAATCGGGACTCAATGGAATATAGGCTCAGGCTCTATTGCCGCGGGAATGCACTTTGCTGGAACTCAGACAGGACTTGATTTGCGGATAGGCGATGATGTTGAAATTAGAATAACAGCATTAAATCAGAATTGGGGCGCTACATCAAATCCGTCTGCAATGATTATGTCGGCTGTGTTTAGTTGAGAAAAATGGAGTCAGTAAATGGAAAGACTTGATTTAGATTATTTGGAAGACATTTTTGCCAACGAGTATTTGGCGGACGACGGTTCGGATTACAAAAACGAAATGTATGATGACGGAAGAACGCCGACGATATTCAACAGCGAAAATGCAATACTTCCCGATTGGTCGAAAGGCGGGCAATAATGGTTGATTTCGGAAAAATACCAAGAACGGTAATTTCGGCGGTTACGCGAGTTTGCGGGCTTGCCGACACATTTGTAAAACGAATGAAAGATACTTCGTGGGCTGATAATGTAGCGAATGATGACTTGCCGATTTGGGAGCAATTTTTGAATATTTACAGCGCAGGACTTAGCGATGATGCACGGCGCACGGCGATTTTGGCGTATCTTAATGCTAACGGCTCTCCGCGCGTTGAATGGTTTTATTCTTTGGCGGCTCGGCTTGGTTATCAGAGCGGAGTTTTCAGATACGGAATTTGGCATTTCGGTCGCCCTTATTTAAGTTCGGCAGTTTATTTTTCGGACGGCGAATTTTTGCCGTTCAGAACGGATATAAGTATGAGTGCCGATGACGGCACGGGCGATAAAGTTTATGATAACATTGATTACGGCGCAACAACTTGCGTTTGTTATTACAGGCGCGGAAATGCGGCAAACGATTTAAGTTTGCAACTCAAAGATTTGATTTCAGTTGCAAGAAATATAGGCACTAAAATTTTGTTTGTTGATACAGAAAAGTAAAAGGAGGGGATTTATGCCAAAAACATTATACAAAGCTGCGGGAAGCATTGTAACGAGCAGGTTTATGAATCTGATTTTCGGACAAGGCGCAGACGGCGGACACAAACACGATGGAAAAGACGAAGACGGGCACTGCGGGCTTATTGATCAAAGCCAGTTGGCAGACGATGTGAAAGCAAAGATTGTTGTAATGGGTCAAGTCGTTGCTTATGCGGGACTAACTGCTCCTGACGGCTGGCTTATGTGCAATGGAACGGCGGTTCCTGCTGGCGAAAAATATAATGCTTTTCGCACTTGGATTAGCGAAAATGCAAGTTATTTGATTGCCGACAATATATTCAGAACTCCTGACCTAAGAGGGCGCGTTGTAGTTGGAATCGGCACAGGATTCGATGGAATCAATGATGTAAAGCAATTCACGGCAGGAGAAGTGGGTGGGGAATATAAGCACACACTTACAGTTGAGGAGTTAGCGGAACACTCACACCGCTCATTGATTTATAATCGCGCAGGATACACCAGAGACGGGTCGGGTAATGCAGTTAGTTATACGGGTCCAAATGGTATTCCGGAAAACGGACCTCTTGGTGAAAGCCTTACTTTTGACACAGGAGAAATAGGGACTACAGGAGAAGAAACAAGTTTGAACGGACACGGAAGGAACACTCCGACACTTTTGAAGGTGGAAGCAAACAAATCGCACAACAACACTCAGCCGTATTTTGCGATGAATTATATTATTTGTGCAGTTTAGGAATAAAAATATGATTACCGTTGAATTAAAAGGCGTTCAGGAGATTCAGGCAAAATTGCAAAAGGCGTGTAATGTCGCAGGAACAAAAAGCGTTCTCGAAGGTGTCGGCGATATTGTCGTTGATGCCGTTCAGCGCAATTTTCGGAATGAAGGTATCGGGAATAGAAAATGGAAACAAAGTGAAGCAGCAAAAAAACGAAACGGACAAACTTTAACCGACAAACAAACGCTCCGCCGTAGTGTTCACAGGACGAATTTTGACGGGAATCAGGTTTTAGTCGGAACTAATGTGCCGTATGGAAGAATCCACCATTTCGGCGGAAAAACGGGAAGAAAACACAAAACAATTTTACCTGCGCGCCCGTGGTTAGAGGTTGATGAGGCGGGAATGAACAGAGTTTTGGAGTTTGTGCAAGATAAAATTGAAGAAACATTAAAGGGTAATTAAATGGATATTCAAGGCGTGTTTAATATTCCGTTCGCGGAAATGAGAAAATATATCGCAGGTAAAAGACGAGTTTTGCCTACTAAAACTTGGCGCGACATTCAGCAATCGGCGCACGCAAAAGCGTTTGTTATCGCAGGTGTAAGCAAAATGGATTTTTTAATCGATGTGCTTGGAATTTTGAAAGAGCAGAGTGAAAACGGAGTAAATTATTCGGATTTCAGAAAGCAATTCCGCGAAAAAGTGGCAGCGCACGGCTGGACTAAATTTCAAGACGAAACACGCTCATATCAGGCGTGGCGAACGCAAATAATTTTCAATACGAATGTGCGGACGGCTTATGCGGCTGGTCGTTGGGAACAAATGAACAGCGAAACAAGCGCAGAGAATTTCCCGTATTTGGTCTATCGCCACTCCTTTTACGGAAAGCCGAAAAATCCGAGAGAAGAACATTTGGCATTTGACGGCATTGTTTTGCCGAAAAACCATAATTTTTGGAAAGAATTTTATCCTAACGGAAAATTCGGCTGTAATTGCGGAGTCGAGCAATTAACAACAAAAGAAGCCGAAAGAGA